TTTCAGATGTTGAAGCCGCGCTAACTCCCGTTCAGATTACCGACTCAGTTTATAATATTCTCGGCGGTGCAACTAATACCACTCGGCAATTAGCAATGAGCGTTCCATCCGTTGCTAGAGCTCGCAATATTATCTGCGGAACTATTGGCTCATTACCTCTCACAACTTTCAACCGAATAACTGGACAATATGTAGATCCGCATCGCGTCATTAATCAGCCAGACCCAAGGGTTGCAGGATTCGTAATTTACAACTGGCTTGCAGAAGATATTTGGCTTTATGGTGCTGGCTATGGTCAAGTGTTAGAAATGTATTCATCAACAGATGGCGGTCGAGTAAGAGCTTGGACTCGCGTCAGCCCAGACCGCGTTACAGTTGATACAGATTTTCGCAATACAGTAATTGAGTCATACAAAGTTGATGGAATGGCCGTTCCTAATTCGGGAGTTGGCTCGCTTATTCGCTTTGATGGCCCAGATGAGGGATTGCTTCATCGAGCTGGAAAAACAATTGCAGCGGCGGTATATCTTGAGAACGCAGCAGTTAATTATGCTAAAGAGCCAGCCCCTACTATGGTTCTAAAGTCAAATGGAACTAATTTAACTGCCGAAAGAATTTCAGCACTTTTAAGCGCTTGGAAAGTTGCGCGTCAATCTCGCTCTACTGCATTTTTAAATGCTGATGTAAATCTTGAGCAATTTGGTTTTGATCCAAAGTCTATGCAACTTGCTGAAGCTCGCCAATATGTAGCGCTGGAATTGGCTAGAGCTTGCGGCATCCCTGCCTACTTCTTGAGCGCCGAGCAAACTTCAATGACTTATTCAAACGCGGTTACAGAGCGGCGCTCATTAGTTGATTTCTCACTTCGCCCAATCCTTAAGGCAATTGAGGAACGCTTATCGTTACCGGACTTTGTTCCTAATCCAGTAATGGTGCGCTTTGCACTTGACGACTTCTTACGCGGTAACGCATTGGAGAGAGCGCAAGTTTATGAAATCCTAAACCGCATTGGCGCGATGAGCGTTGAGCAGATTCAGCGAGAAGAGGACTTGATACCAAATGAAGGTTAATATGCCAATGGCAGTTACCGCTGCCGACACAATTAAAAGAACAATTACTGGGACTATCGTTACTTGGAATGAGCAAGGAAATACCTCAGTAGGCCCAACAGTATTCGCAGCAGATAGCATTGAGATTAAGCCAGTCAAGCTTCTTCTCGAGCACGACCGCACTCGCCCAATTGGCAAAATGGTCTCTCACAATGTAACTGCTAATGGAATTGAAGCCACCTTTAAGATTGCAAATACTATGGCTGGAGAAGATGCCCTAGTAGAAGCAACTGAAGGGCTACGCGATGGATTTAGCGTAGGCGCTCAAATAAATGAATGGACTAATAATAAGGGCGTAATGCAGATTACTTCAGCAACCCTTGATGAAGTTTCTCTAGTTACTGATCCTGCAATTGATTCTGCTCGCGTAAGCGAAGTAGCAGCGTCCGAGAACGAAGAAAAGAAAGATTCTGATTTGGCAACCGCTGATTCAGACAAACCAACCGAAGGAGACCAAGTGTCCGACACTACCGCTCCTGCTCCTGCCGTTGAAGAAGCGGTAGAAGCAGCCAAAGTAGAAGCTGCTGCTCCAAAGCCAGCCTTCTACACAACCCCTCGCCTTGAATTTACCAAGGCAAAATATCTAGAGGCATCAATTCGCGCAAAAGTTTATGGCGATGACGCTTCCCGTCAGTATGTTATGGCAGCAGACGACACCACAAGCAACAACGCTGGTCTCATCCCAACTCGCCAACTAACTGAGATTATCAATCCATTATCAAATGCTGATAGAAGCACCATTGATGCAATTTCAACTGGAGTTCTACCAGATGCAGGAATGAGCTTTGAAATTCCTAAAATTACAGCCGTTCCAACAGTTGGAGAAGAGGCAGAAGCCGCTGCAATTGATGAAACAGGAATGACTAACAGCTTCGTTACTGTAAATGTTAAGAAATTTGCTGGCGGTCAGACATTTAGCGTTGAGCTTCTTGATCGTTCCAACCCAGTATTTTTTGATGAGCTAGTTCGTCAAATGGAATTTGCTTATGCATTTGCAACTGATAAGTTCGTAGCAGCAGGACTGCTTTCAAATGGTCTTGCAGCAACAACCGCTAGAGCAAATACTGCTGCTGGTCTGCTTGGATATGCTTCTGAAGCTGCTAAGTTGGTTTATACAAACTCACTTGGATTTGCCAGAAATATCATAGTAACTCCAACACAATGGCAAAATATTATGGGCTACAACGATGCTGGACGCCCAATTTACAATGCAATTGCTCCACAAAATGCAGCAGGTGTTGCTTCTCCAGATTCACTACGCGGTTCCGTAGCTGGACTTAATCTCTATGTATCTCGCGCAATGGCTTCAAATGCTGGCGACGCAGGCGGTCAAGGAGATGGCTCAATGTTCGTAGTAAATCCAGAATCCTATACTTGGTATGAATCCTCAAGATTCCGCCTACAGACAAATGTTGCACTTAACGGACAGGTCGAAGTTGCTTACTACGGATATGGCGCTCTTGCCGTAAAAGTTGCTAACGGATCGGTTTATTACCAGTTCGCTGAGTAATTAAAAAAGTGAGGGCCAGTCCGCTCCCGAGCTGGCCCCTCACCTAACTGCTTGAAAGGATGACGAAATGCCTACAATAGTTACGGCCACAGAGCTTAGGACAATTCTTGGCGTTTCGTCATCCCTATATTCAGACGCTTATCTTGGCGACATAGTAGATGCCTCGGAAAATCTAGTTCTCCCAATGCTAGTTACTTTTCAAAGCAAGATTAACAAAGTGAAGCTAACCGATAATATTGCTTATTTTGAGACTGCAACAATTCAAGAATTCACAGAAGGCCAATCCGTAATTATTACTGGCTGCGGAGCTCCTTTCAATGGCACTCACACAGTAACCGATGACGAAATTTCAGATTATGTATTTACAGTCGCAATCACCAATGCAGACATATTGGAAAAAAATATCATCCCAGCAGGAAACGCTGCGCTATCTGGATTATCGACCTATGTCGGAAACCCCAATGCTGAAGCTGCTATTCTGGCTATCTCCGTTGAAATCTTCCAATCCAGAACCGCTGCTGGTGGATCAATCGAAGGCGTAGATTTTTCAGTTACCCCTTACCGCCTATCTAAGAATTTACTTGCCAAAGTAACTGGCTTACTTGGCCCATATCTTGATGTTGAAACTATGGTCGGCTAATGCCAGCATCAACAATTGCCACAGATGTTAGAGGCGCGATTAAGACTGCTTTGGCTGGATGCACCGCTAATATTTATGACTCAGTTCCAGAAGCTCCAATAGTCCCAGCAATTATCGTCATTCCAGACTCGCCCTATATGGAGCTTGAAGTCTTAGGCAAAGCAACTACTCGCGTCAAATTAAATTACACCATAACTGCTTGCGTTGCGTATTTCAGCAACGCCGCTGCTCTGGACAACTTAGAGCAATTAATCATCAGTATTCTTGGAGCGCTAAACGCTTCCAAGTATGAGTTATCAATAGTCGAAAGACCTTCGGTAACAGAAGTAGGAACTACGACCCTGCTAGTTTCAGATATACGCTTGAGCGTCCGCTACGAGCAAACCGCATAGGAGACCCAAATGCCAACTACAGTAATAACTGGGCGCGATGTAACCTTTACACTCGATAGCGCTAGCTACGACGCCCAAGCAACAAGCGCGGTATTAAGCTGCGACACAATTATCGAGACCTATCAAACCCTTGATGGTCGCGCTTATAAATCCGTTGATAAGCAATGGACATTCACAATTGAACTGCTACAGGATTGGGGAGCTGCTAGCTCACTATTCGAGGCAATGTGGGCAGATGCTGAGTCAGCAGCTAACACCACACTCGCAGTTTCATTTACCGCCGTAACTGGCGCAGTATTTGCTTTCAATGTATTGCCAATCTTCCCAGCAGCAGGTGGCGCAGCTCCATCAGCGCTAACTGATACTTGGACGATGACAGTCGTTGGAACTCCAACAGAGACCTTCAGCTAAGAGATCGGAGCATCGGGAGCTATGAAAATTTCAATAACAATTAAATATAACTCGGGCGAGTCAGCAACTTATCAGGCTGGCTTGCCAGAGTGGGCTAAGTGGGAACGCAAGACAGGCAAGTCGATTTATTCTATGAAGGATATATCGGCTTACCAGCAAGCGGACTTCTTAGATCTTGCATACTTTGCGTATAAGCGCGAAGCAGCAGGAAAGCCAGTTAAGTCTCAAGAGATTTGGGAGCTAACAGTCGAAGAGATGACGATTGGAGATGAAAGCCCAAAAGTTACGAGTCCGGAAGCATCAACCGACTAATAGTCGAGATTGCAATAGCAACTGGAATCCCGATGACTTACTGGACTGACATAGATCAAGTCTTAACGGCGATAGATATTTTAAAGGAGCGTAGCGGTGGCAGATGAGTTACCAATCAGCTATGACAAGCGCGAACTCCGCTCAATCATTACCGCTTTTAAAGCGATGGATGATGAAGCCGTTAGCCAAGCTAAACGAGAATCTAGCGCGCTGGCTACTTACGCAGCCAACGAAATTAAAGCCTATGGACTCACCAGAACCTTTGGCCAAGAAGCAGTCCGCCGAATCACCACAGGCGTCAAAGTATCGGCCAGTTCCAAAATCGGAGAGTTCTCATACGGATTTGCTAGTCAGCGCTTTTCTGGTGGCGGTAGCACACAAAAACTCTGGGCAGGTTATGAATTTGGATCTAATCGCTTGCGTCAGTTCCCGAGAAGAACACCCAGCAAAGGTCGCGGCAATGCTGGCTACTTTATCTACCCAACCCTTCGTAAGATTCAGCCTGAATTGATTAAGAAATGGCAAGAAGCATTTTCCAAGATATTGAAAGAGTGGGATAAGTAATGGCTGGCAGTAGAACACTTAAACTCTCGATTCTTGCTGATGTCGATGATTTAAAAAAGAAGCTGGATACTGGCTCTAAAGAGGTCGAAGGCTTTGGCGGTAAGTTAGAGAAGTTCGGCAAAGTCGCAGCAGCAGCCTTTGCAGCAGCGGCGGCAGCAGCAGCGGCCTATGCAGTCAAGCTAGCCGTTGATGGCGTTAAGGCAGCTATTGAAGATGAGGCTGCCCAGCTTCGTTTAGCCAATGCCCTTAAGAATGTTACTGCTGCAACCGATGCCCAAATTTCAGCAGTCGAGGAGCAGATACTTAAAACTTCTCTTGCTACTGGCGTTGCTGATGACCAATTGCGCCCAGCACTCCAGCGCCTAGCAACTGCCACAGGATCAGTAACAAAGTCCCAAGATTTATTGAACCTAGCCTTAGATATTTCAGCTGCTACTGGCAAAAGTGTTGAAACAGTATCTAATGCTTTGGGTAAAGCATACGAAGGCAATACCAGCTCTCTGAGCCGACTAGGTGTTGGTTTATCAACTGCCGAAATTAAAACCCTTGGATTAGAAGGCACAGTCAAGCAATTGGCAAATACTTTTGGCGGAGCTGCTACAGTCCAAGCTAATACTTTTGAAGGGCAAATCGCAAGACTCAAAGTGGGCTTTGATGAAGCCAAAGAATCAGTAGGAGCGGCTTTATTGCCTACTCTACAAAGGTTATTAGATTATTTTATTAACACAGTTATTCCTAAATTTATTGAATTTAAGGATGCAGCACTCAGGCCAGTTACCGATGCTATTGCTAGAAATAAAGAGTCATTAACTATTCTTTATAATTTTATTAAAGATTTTGTAGTGCCAGTATTGATTAATAACCTTGGCGGAGCACTTAGCTTTATCGGCAAAGTTGCTGGTGGTATTTTGGATGTTATTGGCGCAGTAGTTAATGGAATTAAGAGCGCAGTTAATTTTGCCATCGATGCAATAAATGTTCTTATCCGCGCTTATAATGCCGTTCCACTTTTGCCTAATGTATCTACTATTTCTAAGCCATCATTCTCAGCACCCAGCACTCCAAGCAGCTCAACACTTCCAAAGATTGCTACTGCTCCAAGCCCAAGCATCCCAGCAGCTCCTAAGCCATCCACTACTCCAAGCGCTCCATCGGCTTCGACTCCAAGCGCCCCATCGACGCTAGTGCCAAGCGGTAATGCAATTCCATCTGGATTTAATGTCGCTGGAACAGTTGCAGCTAATAACGCTGGTGTAACTATTAATGTAAATGCCCCATCAGCTATTGATGAAGAAGGATTTACCAGAGCAGTTATCTTGGCGCTTAATAACTCGACTAATCGCGGAACTACTGGCGCTGGTGATCTTAGGACTTCGGCTCAAATCTTATGACACTCTGGACTCCCGATTGGAAGATTTCAGTTAATGGTTCTGAATTAACCTCGGTTACTTTAAGCAACTTAAGTATTACCTCTGGCCGTCAAGATATTAACTCACCTACCCCAGCAGGTTACTGCTCGCTAGAAGTTATAAATACCGATGGCACTAATTATGATTTCAGTATTAACACCGCAGTAACTATTGAAGTCAAAGATACGACTGGCGCTTATGTCTCTATTTTTGGGGGTCGCATTTCAGACTTGAGGCAAATTGTCCGCAGCGCAGGATCTAGCGCAGTAATTACTAGCTTAAGAATTACGGCCATTGGAGCTTTGGCTAGAACGCAAAGAGCCATATTTAATGGCAACTTAGCCGAAGGTTTAGACGGCGCGCAGATTACCGACTTACTAGATGAGCTATTGCTATCGAGTTGGAATGAATTGCCACCAGCGGAAACTTGGGCAACTTACAATGCGACAGAGACTTGGGCTCAAGCTGGAAATATTGGCCTTGGGACAATTGATGCTGGCGAATATACAATGGTTAGCCGCCAGATTACCGATAGCATCATTTACCCAATTATTAATCAAATTGCTAGCTCGGCCCTTGGTTATATGTATGAAGATGCCAATGGCAATATTAACTATGCTGATGCCAGCCATCGCCAAGATTATTTAATAGCCAATGGTTATACAGACTTAGACGCTTCTCACGCCATCGCTTCTGGCATCGGCGTAATCCAGCGCCAAGGCGATATAAGTAATAAGATAATTATGGACTATGGCAACAATTTCAATAGCTCCTACACTGCTCAAGATTTAGACTCTCAAGCGGAATATGGACTTTTTGCCGAGCAATTCAATAGCTACTTAAAGAACGCGGCTGATGTCGAGGATGTAGCAGATCGCTTGATTGGTCTTAGGGCTTGGCCTAGAAACACTTTCCAATCCATTACCTTTGCCCTGCAATCGCCAGAGATTGATGACGCAGACCGAAATGCCTTATTAAATATATTTATGGGCCAACCAGTCAGAATTACCAATCTGCCCATAAATATTCTCGGTGGCGAATTTACTGGCTTTATCGAGGGCTGGACTTTTAATGCGTCAGTCTCGGGCCTATCAGTTACCTTTTTGGCTACCCCAACAGAGTTCTCGGCCTTTGCCCAACAATGGGCTCAGGTTAATGCAGCAGAAAGCTGGAATAGTGTGCTCAATACCTTAGAATGGCAAGACGCGATAGGAGTTATCAGCTAAATGGCAACAACAACTAATTACGGATGGGAAACCCCAGACGACACAGATTTAGTCAAGGATGGCGCAGCTGCCATAAGAACTCTTGGCTCGTCAATTGATACTACAACCAAAAACCTAAATCCTGAAACAACTACTGGCGATATTGCTTATAGATCAGCTACCGCTAATACCAACACTAGATTAGCAATTGGAACAACAGGACAAGTCTTAACAGTCGCAGCTGGCGTTCCGAGCTGGGCTACTCCTACAGACCAAACTCCATTAACAACTAAGGGCGATGTATTTACCTTTTCAACAGTTGATGCTCGTTTAGGCGTTGGAGCTAATGGAACAGTTTTAACTGCGGATTCTGCTGAAACGACAGGATTGAAATGGGCTGCTCCTGCTGCTTCTGGCTTTGTAGGTTGCCAATTAACTAACTCAGGGCCTAAAACTCTTACTACTGGCACTTCTACGATTATTACTTTTGATACCGAAAAGTTTGATACCGATGCTTTTCATAGCACCGTTACAAATACTGGCAGAATCACTATTCCAAGCGGTAAAAATGGGAAGTATTTATTTACTGCCAAAGTGGTATTTCAAGGAAATGCTACTGGAGTTAGATACGGATCATTTAAGAAAAATGGCACTACGCAATATCGCATAGCCACTTTACAAGCAGTAACCAGCGGCAACCCAGATGTAACGGCTTTTACAATGTCGCAAGTATTTGATTTAGTCGCAACCGATTACATTGAATTAGTCTGCTTACAAAGTAGCGGTGGCAACTTGAATGTTCTTGGTTTATCAGATGGAGATACAGAAGAAGTGTATTTCACCGCGCAATTTTTAGGAGCATAAATTATGGACATAATAGAAGCAATTATTGCAGCGTATCCAGAAATCAATATAACTGATAACTTTATGGAGCTTGGTATTCATCTATTAGATGACGGCGATGGCATTGTCTATATTGAAAAATGGACTTATAGCAAGCCGATTCCTGATGGCCTTTCAGTAGGCAAACCAAGCAATGCCTAAATTATGCGCTGCTGGTATTCAGCTTCGGGAGCAAATCGATGATGATTATCCTGATCGCGATAGGAAGTCTGATGGCTGGATTGCTGACGCTAGGCATCTTGCTAAAGGCAGTTCTGACCATATACCAATCGATGGAATCGTTAGAGCTTTAGATATTGATGCTGACTTATCAGCTCACAAAGAAGAGGCTTATGCCTTAGTTGAGAAGATTCGCAAGTTAGCCAAGAAAGGCGATAAGCGAATTAAATACATTATCTACGATGGAAAGATTATGAGTCCGATACTGGGTTGGAAGCGCAGAAAATATAACGGCGCTAATCCCCACCGGTCGCATTTCCATATTTCATTTACAACTTTGGGAGACAAAGATGGCAGTTATTTTCAACTCGAAGGAGAAGCTAATGAGCGACTTAAAGAAGATGGCAGAGAGCTGGGCAAAGACATTCCTAGCAACGGCACTAGCGACCTATCTAGCAGTCGGCCTAGATGTCGATGCAATTGCCAATGCAGCTGTCGTATCAGTCTTGCCTAGCATTATCAATTGGCTAAACCCTAACTACGAGCGTTACGGCAAAGTCCGTTAATGCCAGCGGCTGAATTGGCCACTTTAGTAGCTTCAGTCTTAGGCTCTATTGCGTTGCTGATTGCTGGCCTTCGCTACATAATTAAATTGGAGAATATTCCAATAGTGTCGCGCCTTGATAAAATGGAATCTCAGTTAGAATTGGCCCTAGCGAAAGGGGTCAGAAATGGCAACGCGAAAGCGCGTAAGTAAGAAGGCAGTCAAGCGTCCTAAAAGACGCAGGACTACTAAAGAAACGCCTTTAACAAAGCTTGATTTCTGGGCTATCGCTGCCAATGAAGTTTATAAGGCTTGCCGTAGGGCTGGGATGGATGAAGGAACTGCCTTGGCTTTCGCAATGGATCGCAGCTCTTATCCTGATTGGATAGTCCCTGCCGATGACCCAATTAAGAAGATTGGTTGGGAAGATGGAGAAGAGGACAACTAATCTACTTTCGAGAGGTTGAGCTTTTCGAGGCTCTCAAGTCGATTTATCCAGACTTGACGCCTTTATCAGCGACCGACCGAGCAGATGGCATCACCCACAATTCCTATATTGAGCTTAAGTGCCGTAGAACTCATTACGATACTTTGATGATTGAGAAGAAGAAGTGGGATTATCTGGCCGATATAAGGGCTAGAACGGGCGCTAAAACCCTTTATATCAACGCGACACCTAAAGGGGTCTATCAATTCGACTTAGGGGCTATAAACGAGCCTGAATGGGCTTTAAAGCGGTTGCCTATAACTACTGACTTTGCCAACAAAGCCACCAATGAAAGACTAGCTGGCTTTTTAGATATACGACTCGCCGACTTATTGCTTGTCTAAATCTATTTAGACCCTTAATCTATTTACCTAAATCCATTTAGGGTTTAGAGATTAGGGAGCAAAATGATAAATAAAGTAGCTCTTATTCGATTTGATTCTCAAGCAGGGGCTTGGACTGATGAGACAAATTGGGTTAAGGGATCAATAATCAGAAGATTCGCTAAAGAGCGGATGGGTAAGAAGCAGCTGAGAGGCCGTTTATCTAAGGCTGAAATCTCTGCATATTGGTTAGATAAATATGGGGTGAGCGCAGATGTTGCCTAATTTATCTGATGAAGCAGTAGTAGCAATAATCATTGGAGTTCCATTTATCGGCCTTTATATCTGGAGTTTATTTACTTCAGCCAAAGCCAAAGCTTTTAATGAAGGCTATAAGAGAGGCAGGTCAAGTGTCCGATACGCAGAAATCGTTAAGTGAATGGCTTGAAGAAGCTGGTGCTACCTTATTCGACCGAGGGATTGAGTATGGCGACCCGAGGCACAATTTTCTACGCATTTACAAAATCGCGAGAGCTCTCGGTATTCAGCTCAGAGACCCATCTGAGTTGGCGCTTATTGCTATTGCGACAAAACTCTCAAGAATGGTGGAAAGTCCAGAGCGCGAAGATTCGTATCTCGATCTCATTGGATACGCCGCTATCTTGGGTCGATGCAGATTTTCTACACCAGAAGATTGGGACGACATTGAGTCTGACTCGCAATCATAATTCCAATCAATACTGCGATTTATGCAAATATCGCTGGGGACAAAATAAAAACGGCTGGGATTTAAGAGCTATGACTCCAGCAGTATGGAAAGTCCAAAGCGAAACACCACTTCGGAAAGCGCAGGTTAGATTCTATTGCCAGCCTTGCGCCGATGATGTTCAAAACTGGCCAGATGGCACATTTTATTCATTGAAAGAACAGTTAGAAGATGCGATAAATGATTTCGCAGGGAGAGAGAAGTTAAATGTCGAATTACCTTGATGATTATGTTTCAGTTCAAGACCGATTAAAGGAGTTTATAAATGCTTACCCAGACTACAGAATTAAAACTCATATCTTGGCGGAGTCGCTTGTGGCTAATTGTGATGTCTATATCATTAAAACTGAGTTATATCGCACTGAAGCTGACGCACATCCTTGGACTACAGGTTTATCCTCTGAGTCTAAATCAAAGCAATATGCACTCGAACTTGCGGAAACTGGATCTCTGGGACGCGCACTTAACCTCGCTGGATACTTCGCTAAGACTAAACAAAGCCCAAAGAAGGCAATTGAAACGACTAAGCCAGCGCTTGCTGAATTCATAAAAGAGCAACGCCCCAATGATCCTGAGCCAATTGTCTGGGATGTAAGCGAAATAGCAAATCAATTAGGTGCTGAGATAATTGATGAGATACCGCTTTGCTCTGGTGGCGATGGGCCAATGGTGCTAAAGACTGGCACTAAAGAAGGCAAGGAATATAGGGGTTGGGTATGTCCAACGCCTAAGTCTGGTCATCCTGCTAAGTGGATGAGAATTGGTTCAGATGGGCATTGGGTATTCCAGAAATGAAGCAAGATGCTCATCCATTTATCTGCTCAAATTGCAAGCTAGTTACACCGCATATTGAGCTGCATAAATACGATTCAACAGATATCGCAGAAGCACCTGAGGAAGTCTGGCTAGTTGAATGCCAAAGGTGCTTTATGCAAAGAATTATCTATCCATCAGATCGCGTAACGGCCAAAGAGGACGATATTGTACGGTGCGACCAATGTGGTAAATGGAAAATGAAAGCAGCAAAGTGTCGAATATGCCGATTAGCTGCTGGATTGGAATCAATATCAGAACGCTATTGGACTGGTAATGAGACTAAAGAAAGACCTTACAATGCCGCTTTATGAATATCGCTGCGATAAATGCGAAGCGACAAAGGATGAATATCAGCCAATTACCCTAAGAAGTGAAGTAATCTGCGATAATTGCAAGGTTCCTATGTGGAGAGTCTGGAGACCCAATGCAATCCACTTTAAAGGCGAAGGCTGGGCAGGGAAGGACAAATGAGCAAACCCCATTCTATTAGATATATCCGTCAGCTGATGGAATGGGGATTTGATAAAGAGTTCATTGCTAAAGATTGCGGTATCAACCTGGAATCGCTTGAAACTAGGTTAAGAAGAGCTAAAGAAAGGGAGCGCAGGAATGGGAATCAAGGAACTGAGTCTGGAACTAGCGGCAGTCAGCCTAATAGCTGATGAGGCTAAGAAGGCCAAGGATAGGCTAAGAACGGCTTTACAGGCCGAGATGGACGCTATTGGGGCAGATAGGGTCAAGGCTGAATATGGTGATGATGTGATTGCCTATGTAACTACTACTAAGCCTAAATTTAAGTGGATTATCAAGTCAGATAAGCGATTTGTTGATTGGGTAAGAGCTAATATCCCTAGCGAAATAGTTGAATCGGTGAGAGAGTCATCAGTTGATGCAATATTGGATAAGTTCAATTATCTGGACGATATAGTCATTGATCCAAATGGTGAAGTAATTGATTGGTTAGAAGGCAGTCAGTCAGAGCCTTATCTAATGACTAAGTTCCATAGTGATGGCAAAGAAACGCTGAAGAACGCGTTTCAATCAGGCCAGTTAGAATTTAAGAAAATATGGGAGTTAGAATGAAAGAGGAGATATATCCAATTTGGAGAGATGTAGATGATCATATGGATATGCCAGATGGAGTTGATTTCTAGTAAATACTAATAAAAGTTGTCCAAATAGTGAGATGAGGAGTAATCCAATGCTTAAGATATTTGACAAGTGCATTACCATAACGCCAAAGCGCGGGCGCATAGCTGGCCCTTTAGCGAAGGTAGGCCCAGCCTATTGCCTTTCGCTGATGCTACTGGCCTTTCAAGCTATATCTATTCAATCATCAGAAGCTTCTATGAATCTCAAGCTTTATGCTTACAATAAAATGGATTGGTCAGAATTTCAATGTTATAACTGGCTAATTCATAAAGAGAGCAGATGGAATCCAAAGGCTCGCAATGGATCTCATTACGGCCTTGGTCAGATGCGTTCTACTTGGTATAAAGACCTTAGCCCTAAGAAGCAAATAGATGCGCATATTAAATATATAAGACATAGATACGCTGATGCTTGCGATGCACTTAATCACCTTGAGAGTCGGGGCTGGCATTGAGTAGAAGATATAACTCAACCTATTATCAAAAGACTAGACTTAAAGTGTTGCAACGCGATTACAACACCTGCCATTACTGCGGATTAGAAGCCAATACAGTTGATCACTTGATACCTATCAGCAAGGGTGGAACTGATGAAGCTTCTAATATGGT